ATTTTTATGCCTTGTAAGACTCACGAAGATTATGAAGACGCAACTGGTCAAGCTTTAAAAGATTATGAAAGCCCCACAAAACAAGAAGATATTTTTTTTGATGAAGAAAAAGCAGAAAGTGATGTAGATACTACACCAACATCTGCAATGGCGGTTAATGCTGAAAGAGGTTTGGCACTAAGAAAAGAATTTAAACGCGGAGGCACAATGGTTGGTGTTTCTCGAGCAAATCAATTAAAATCAAGAGAAAATCTTAGTCCTCGTACTGTAAGGAGAATGCACTCATATTTTTCAAGGCATGAGGTAGATAAACAAGCTGAAGGGTTTTCAAGAGGAGAAAAAGGCTATCCAAGTGCAGGTGTAATTGCATGGTTGCTCTGGGGTGGCGACGAAGGTCAGTCATGGGCTAGAAGAAAAGCAGCAGAGCTTGATAAAGCTAGGGACAAGCAATTTGAGCTTGAAAATGAAATAACCGCAGCATTTGTTGAGCATAAAGCAAAAATTTCAGAAGCAGTTAAAAAAGGTCTTGCAGAAAAAATGAAAGATCATAATGAGAAACATGGTGATAAAAAAGGCAAGCGTGTAACTCAAGGAATGTTAGAGGCTGTATTTAGACGAGGCGTTGGTGCATATAATACAAATCCGTCATCTGTTAGACCAAGTGTAAGAAGTCCAGATCAATGGGCATATGCAAGGGTTAACGCATTTTTATTTGCAGTTCGTAGAGGGCGTTTTAGAAGTGGTAAGTTTGATTTAGATTTGTTGCCGTCAGGGCATCCTTTAAAATCTAACCAAAAAGCAACTCACAGCATCGCCGCTGAATAAGAAAATATTATTTACATATTGCTTGATGGTAAAACTTGTTTTCAAAGCAAAGTATAAATTATTTATTTCAGTGAATACCAAAACTTGTTTTAAAGTATAACAAAGAAATGGTCTATAAAATAAACACCTAAACCCATTGCAATTGCAAAGAAGAAAGCTATCCAGTAATCGTGCTTATCCATAATTACTTAACCCAATTGCAATTTTTAAAAGTAACTGAATTCCAATTATTGTTGGATAATTCATTCAATGCTTCAAAAGCCAACATTGATCTTCCATCTTCTAATGTGACCTGAGTACATTCTAAACTGTCATCACCATTGTTGAAAAATAAATCAACGGAAGTGAAAACAGTGACAGCAGCACCATTTCGTGTTGCATTTCGTTGCATTACCAATTCGTTGTTTTCATTAAATACTTGAGTTGCCATTTTTTTAATCCTTTTATTTGATAAGTTTAAACTATCAAATGTACATATGTTTGTCAATACAATATTTACAAATAAAGTACATTAGACGAAAAAAGATAACTATGCTATAAAGAGTTATGGGTTTTCCTGTTTACATAAAGTCTACAAAAAAAAGACTAAATATTGCAAAAGAAGTTGCAGAGGTTAATCGTATTCGTTTGGGGTATGAGAGAAGCTTAACAAAAAGATTTATAACTCTTTTTAGAAAAACAGCGAGAACTGCTGCCATTGGTCATAGTAATGGTGGCAATATTTCTTCTTACACAAGTGAATTAGATAATGAAGTCAGTGCCGTATTAAGGGCTCATTATACAGATATTATTAATACATTTGGTGCAAGAGTTTTTGACGGATACAAATTTGAAACGCGATTTGAAACCTTAATAGACCGATTTTATCAGTTATTTGGGGCATCTAAGGTTGTTTCGATTTCTAGAACAACAAGAAATTTAATTACTTCAGCTATTTTACTCGCAGAAAAAGATGGTCTTGGTGTTGGGGCAACCTCAAAATTAATAATTGATCGTACATCTGGTGTTATTGGAAGAGCTAGGGCATCAACAATTGCAAGAACAGAGACTCATGCAGCTGCATCTTACGCAACTCACGAAGTTACAAATGAATTGCCTTTTCTTCATAGAAAACAATGGAGTGCGGTGGGCGATGCAAGAACAAGAAGCCACCACGCAGCAATGAATGGGGTAACAGTTGGTAATGATGAAGACTTTATTGTAAGAGCTAAAGGTGTGGAATATAGAATGGCACATACGCATGATCCGCGTGGTGGTGCAATAAATAATATTAACTGTAGGTGTGTAACTTTATACATAGCAGAAGAGGACGTTATTTTTAGGGATTAACAAACCAGTAAAAAACCTGTACAACTATGCTAAAATAAAAAAAGGTGTATTATGCCATTGCCAAAACCTAGATCGGGTGAAAGCAGAAACGATTTTATGAGCAGATGTTTAGATGATGATAAAATCGAAGCAGAATTTGCAAGCAGTGATCAGAGGATTGCAGTTTGTAACACACAATATGAGGGCGTTAAAATGACTGAGGAAGTAACCAAAGATCAGTTTGAAGAGCTAGAAGAAACCGAAACAAAGCTTGAAGATGGAACACTTAATGTTTCATTTGATTTAAAAACGTACAGTGACGAAGAAGAAAAAGGCGTTTTTACTGGTTATGGCTCAATTTTTGGAAATAAAGATTTAGGTAACGATATTGTTTTAGAGGGTGCGTTTGCTCGTTCTATAGGCAAGAAAGGTGCTAAATCTGTTAAATTTTTATATCAACATAAACAAGATGAGCCAATTGGTGTTTTTGACGAGCTAAAGGAAGACGAAAAAGGACTTAAAGTAAAAGGTCGGCTTGCAATGGGAACACAAAGAGGTAGAGAAGTTTATGAACTCATGAAAATGGGTGCAATTGATGGTTTGTCGATTGGATACAGAGTAGACGAAAAAGGTTATGATTACGATAAGCGACGAAGGCGTAGAATGCTTAAGTCAGTTGATCTAATGGAGATTTCTGCAGTAACTTTTCCAATGAACCCTCGCGCGAGGGTAGATTCGGTAAAAGGTGCAGAACGCACAGTCAGAGATTGGGAACAATTCCTTCGGGATGAAGGTAGCCTATCTAGGACTGAAGCAAAGGCGGCTGCAAGTGCAGTTTCCAAGGCACTCGAACAGCGGGATGCTGTAAAGGTAGAACAGCCTGAAGTTCTTGAAGCAATTAGTCGCTTCACAAACATCCTCAAAACTTAACTCTATGGAAGGTTAGTAAAATGACAGAAGAAGTCAAAACAGCCGTAGACGCAATGTCCAGTGCCTTTGAAGAATTTAAAAAGGTAAATGACGAGCGTTTAGCTGAAATCGAAAGCAAAGGGGAAGCAGACCCACTTGTTGAAGAAAAACTTGCAAAAATTGAAGGCGAATTAGATAAATTCGAGACTATCAACCAATCTATAACTCAACAGCAAAAAGCTGCGGAAGGACTAGAAGGTAAGCTTTCAGAAATCGAAACAATGCTCAAGCGACCTGCTAATGGTATGGAAGCAAAAGACATTGATATAAATCTAAAGGCTTGGGATAGCTTCATGCGTAAGGGTGAAGATGGTCTTGATGAAATCGAAAAGAAAGCTTTGACTGTTGGAACAGCAGCTACAGCAGGTAATTTAGCACCTGCCGAATATGTTGAAGAACTTATCAAGGTTGTTACTGAGATTTCACCTGTTCGTTCAGTTGCTAGAGTGCGACAGACTTCAAATAAAGAAATTGAAGTACCAAGCAAAACTGCAACATTTGCTGCGTCATGGACTGCGGAAGGCGGTACTCGCTCAGAAACAACTGGTTATCAAACTTCATTGAATACAATACCAACACACGAGCTTTATGCTTTAGTTGATATTAGTTCACAGTTGCTTGAAGATAGCGTTTTTGATCTAGAAGCAGAAATGAACACTGAATTTGCAGAGCAATTTGCAAAAGCAGAAGGTGAAGCTTTTATTACTGGTAACGGTACTAATAAGCCTACTGGCTTGATGAATGCAACAACAGTTGGTCATACAGCAACAGGTGCAGCTTCAGCGGCTATCACTACAGATAACCTAATGGATATGGTTCATGGTCTAAAATCAGAGTATGCAAGAAGCGCAACAATGATGATGAACCGCACAACTTTAGGTATTATTCGTAAGCTGAAAGACACGGCAGGCGCGTATATTTTCCAAACTGGCTTTTCAGGTCAGTCTGGTTTGCCTAACACAATCCTTGGTCACCCATATGTAGAAGCGGCTGATGTTGCTGATGCAGCAAGTGGTGCAAGATCAGTTATCTTTGGAGATTTCCGAAGAGGCTATATGATTGTAGATCGTGTTGCTCTAGCAGTATTGCGTGACCCATTTAGCCAAGCGGCAACAGGTAATGTTCGGTACATTGCTCGTCGTAGGGTTGGTGGTGAAGTGGTTCTTGCTGAAGCATTGACTTCATTGAAGCACGCAACTTCTTAATAATTAGGGTGGGGGGGTTATTCTCCCCACTTATTACAAGGGTGTAATATGAAAATAACAATGTTAAAAAATGGAATTGGAATTGCGCGAGAAGATGGGGCGCAGACCATGACCTACGAAAAAGACAAAGAATACAATTCTTCCGAAGCATGGCAAGAAGACGTTTTTAAGAATTTTGTTGCAAATGGTATAGCTAATGAAATTGGTGGTAATGCGCCAGTAACGGAAACAAAAGCTTCAGAGCCAGTACGAGCAAGAAACGAAAAAGGTCAATTAGTTGGAGATGATCTTAGCACTCCTGATGTCAATGAAGCTTGGGAAGGTGGCAAAGCTCCGAAAAAATAAACAGGGAATGATAGGCAATGAGTGGAATAAAAATTACAACACAGCCAACTATAGAGCCTATCAGCATTGAAGAGGCAAAAGAACATTTACGACTTGACGATGATATAGATGATATTCCTGTTTTAACCTATGTAAAAGCTGCACGACTTTGGGCAGAAAAATATACTGGTCGTTCATTTATAACTAGAACAATTCAACAATTTGTAGATAGTTCTGCATCAACGCTTGATCCTTTATATGAGGGAATGAGAACAGGTATTTTATCAAAACCATATTCAAATTATATCGAATTGGCGGCTTCACCTGCAATTACAGTAACAAGCATAAATTATTATAATGACTCAGATACACAATCTACTTGGGCAACATCAAATTATTATGTTGATAATGTCTCTGATCTTGGACGTATTTATCTTAGAGATACAGGAACATTTCCGACTGATCTTAGGGCTGCAAACGGTTTAGAAATAAATTATACAGCAGGTTATGGTTCGGCTAGAAGTGATGTTCCGTCAGATATAAAATTAGCAATGCTTCAATATATGACATTTGCTTATGAGCATAGGGGTGAACAAGAGGGCAGTACAACTCCCATGATGCCCAAAATCCTAAACACCTTATTGTCCCCATATAAGATTATGCGTTTAGGTGTTCATCCCTATACCAATGTTTTAAGAACAGGAATTAGCTAATGTCTATTGGGAAAATGAGACAATTGCTGCAAGTGCAAAGATATACCAAAACTCCTGATGGTGGCGGTGGCTCAACTGTTGTTTATGGTAAAGTTGCAGATGTTTTTGCACAGATAATGCCAAAAGACTCTAAAGAAAATCTATTTGGTGATCAAATGCGAGAAGTAACAAGTCATGTAATAATGATAAGATACCGCAGAGATTTAACCCATGCAGATAGATTAATACAAAATCATACAAGACTTGGAGAGCAATTTTCTAGAACTTTTGCAATCAAGGGAATAAAAAACGTAAATAATGAATTTAAATATATGCAGATTGCGGCACAAGAGGGATCAGGTGTGCCTACATGACAAAAATTCGTACGCAAGTTATTAGAAAACAAAAAAATCAACAAGTTTTTCCTGATTATTTAAAACAAGTAAAACAAATTGTTGCAAGAGGTGGTAATTTAGTTCGTAATACCGCTGTAAGGTCCATACAGAGCCATCAAAGCTCTGGGGTGACATATACCAAGTATAATCCCAATAGAACTCACACAGCTTCTAAAGAAGGCAATCCACCAAATACTGATACTGGGTTTCTTGTAAATAATATAAATATTGTAATTGATGGTGACGGATTAGGTGCATCTATAGAAAGTAGGGCAGATTATTCAGAGGCGTTAGAATTTGGTACAAGTAAAATGGGTGCAAGACCTTTTTTACAACCTGCTTTAGAAGAAAACAGAAGTACCATTAAACAAATGTATAAAACACTAAGAGCTAAGAAACGATAATGTCTTTGCATTCTTTTCCATTACAAACAGCGATATTCAATAAATTGAATGGATCAACAACAGGATTGTCTGGTGCGGCTGTTTCAATTTTTGATAATGCAGATGAAAGCACAGCATATCCTTATGTTCTTATTGGTGAAGAAACGACAGCCAATAATGGAACAAAAACAAAAGATAGTATTGAACACACTCAAACAATTCACGTATGGTCTCAATATCGTGGATTGCGCGAGATAAAAGAGATTATGCAATCAGTCTATGAAAACTTGCATAATACTGATATAACTGTATCAGGTGCTTCACTGGTGAACATTCGACAAGAGTTTTCGACAACACTGGTGGAAAGTGATAATTTAACGCGGCATGGGGTTATGAGATTTCGTGTCGTTGTGTTTGACAGCTAAAGGAGTAAAGACATGGCGGCACAAAAAGGTTCAGCATTACTATTAAAAATAGGTGCAGATGCAACCGCAGCATCAGGAGGTGATACCTACACTACAATAGGTGGTCTTAGATCAACCTCGTTAACCCTCAACGATGAAGCAGTCGATGTAACATCAAAAGATAGCTCTGGTATAAGAGCATTATTGGCAAATGGAGGCGTTCAATCCATGTCAATCAGTGGTTCTGGTGTATTTACGGATGCGGCTTCAGAAGCAACATTGCGTTCTGCTTTTGGTGCAAGTGATTTTCATAACTTTCAAATAATTGTTCCTGATTTTGGGACATACACAGGGGAGTTTATGGTAGCATCACTTGAATATGGTGGAGAACATAACGGTGAAGTTACATATTCTGTAACATTAGAAAGTTCTGGCGCATTTACATTTGCAACAGTTTAAGGAGTTAGAGAATGGCTTGGGAAAAAGTTACGATACATTTTAACGAAACAATGCTACTAGGCCATTCTCGCGGTACTATGTTCACAATACCTTGTGCAGCAAAATTTGTTGAGGGCGATATAATAACCGCAAACGGCAAAGAATTTGAAGTAACATCTGTCATAGATGTGGCAGATCGTGGCGAAGTTTTTGAAATTGAAACAAAGGAGGTCAAGAGTGACAAACCCAAAGCGCGGAGAAATGCAGTTGAGTCTGGGGGATCAGACATGGACAGCAAGAGTGACGATGGACGGAATAGCTAGAATTGAGACAGCTTGTAACACAGGCATTGTCAAAATTTTAGGTCGTTTGACGGACGGAGAATTAACAACAACAGAAATAATAAATATCTTACATCCTATTATTAAGGGTGGTGGTAATGACGTTTCGGTAAAAGAAATTGAAACGGCTGTCTGGGATGCAGGTTTAGCAGATTCTATGAGAGCAGTTGGGGAAATTATCGGAACAGCATTAAGTGGGGGTGATAAAGAGGGAAACGTAAAAAAGGTGGCAAAGGGTTAAATGAATTTCCTTGGCGTGATTATATGGAAATAGGTCTTGGCAAAATGCAAATGCGACCAGATGATTTTTGGAATATGTCTATGTATGAGTTTACATCTGCTCTAAATGGTTTTGCTGATTTCCATTCAGGAGGTAAGCCACCACCTCTTAGCTCTGAGGAATTAGGCGACTTAATGGAAAGGTATCCTGACTAATGGCTACTACTGTTGATACATTACTTGTCCGCATAGAAGCGGATATGAGCGATTTAAAAAGACAACTTAAACGTGTCGAACGCGATGTTAATAAATCAACAGCAGGTATTGCAGCTGCATTTAAAAAAATGGGTCCTACAATTGGGGTTGTTGTTGGTGCGATTGTCGTTAGAAAACTTGGTCAAATGGGCATGGCTGCAATTAATCTTGCAGGTGATGTTGAGGAAATGCAAGCCAAATCAAGTGTTGTATTTGGTCAATTTAGAGATCAGGTAGTTTCAGATTTAGATGAATTTGGAGATTCAGTAGGACGAAGTACTCACAAATTAGAAGAAATGGCATCCAGTGTTCAAGATACATTTGTACCAATGGGATTTGCTAGGGGTGAGGCTGCAAAATTATCAGTAGAATTAACAAAATTAGCAGTTGATACAGCATCGTTTAATAATGCAAGTGATGTAGATACCATGAGGGCGTTTCAAAGCGCAATAGTTGGTAATCACGAAACGGTAAGAAGATTTGGAGTTGTAATTACGGAGGCAACATTACAACAAGAACTTTATCGTATGGGTATCAATAAAAGTTCTAAAGAAGTAACAAATGCAGAAAAAGTACAAGCAAGATTAAATCTTATTACGGCAGGTTTGGGCGATGCTCAAGGTGATGCAGCAAGAACAGCAGATAGTTTTACTAACCAAACAAAAGCATTAAAAGATGAATTTTTTGATTTGTCAGTTGAAATTGGCCAAGAACTTATTCCAGTTGCGCTTCAATTGGTTGAAGTGTTTAGAGAAGGAATAGGGGCTACAAGGGCTTTTCTTATTGCAATTGGTTTTCTTGATGAATTTGGAAATGATCTTGCAGGTGTCAGTGCTGAATTAAAAAAAGCGCGAATAGAACTGAAAAAATTAGAAGAAGACTCTGCAAATAGTACTACTGGAGGTCGCACAAGAAAGAACTTTAGGGATAACATCAACAGACAAAAAGCTCTTATTAAAACCCTAGAAGAAGAAAAAGAAGAATTACAACTTATAGCTGATATTGAAAAGGCTCTTGCTAGTGTTCCTGATAAACCAACAGGAGGTGCTGCAACAATTGCTCAAGATGTAAGGGCAGAACTTGAGAAAAATGCAATATTGCGTGAGCAAGTGAGGATGCAGATACAACTTAATCAAGCAACTTCAAGTGGCGATAAAACAGCAATTCAAAGAGCTAAACAAAGGATTGCAGAATTTCCTGCAATGAAGAGGTCAATAGGTTTTGTTGAAAGTTTGACAGAAAAAGAAGAAAAATTGATGCTTACAACATCAAAATTTAGTGGAATTGAAAACGGAGTAGTTGTTGTTAGTGGTCAATTGGGCCTTGAATTAGAAAGACTTGGTGAAGAATATAATAAATTAGGAGATGAGGTTGAAGACATAAACCCCTTATTTGATGCACAGTTAACAGCCATTCATTCATTAGCTCAAGGAATGTCAGATGCTTTTGCGGATATGTTTATGAATGGTAAATTCAATTTAGAGTCTTTGAAAGACGTTTTTAGAAGTTTTGTAAGAACTATGATTGCAAAAGCAATTGAATTATTTGTTGTAAATAGAATATTAGGTATGATTTTTCCAAGTGCTTTTACTTCTATAGGGTCAGGGGCATTTATTCCTACATTGGCTTCTGGTGGTGCTGTTCATGGAAAACAGCCGTATGTTGTAGGTGAAAGAGGTCCAGAGCTTTTTGTTCCTCATTCCGCAGGTTCAATAATGAATAGCAATAACACAAGATCAGCAATGGGTGGAAGCGGTGGTGCTACTGTTGTTCAAAATATTAATGTTACAACAGGCATACAACAGACAGTAAGAAATGAAATTAGATCAATGATGCCAGAAATAGCTGCAAACGCTAAAAATGCAGTAGCAGATACAAAAAGGCGTGGTGGTGGTTTTGGAAGGGCGTTTGCATAATGGCTATTAGTTATCCTCTAGCATTGCCAACAGCGACAGGCATTAAATCTATTACATGGACAATGGTTAATTCAGTATCATATTCTGAAAGTCCGTTTACTTTTGCAGGTCAAGTTCATGCTTACACTGGTGAAAGATGGGAAGCAGATATAACGTTACCTAGAATGAAAAGAGCTAATGCCGAACAATGGATTGCTTTTCTTGCAAGTTTGCGTGGTCGTTACGGCTCTTTTCTTTTGAATGATCCTGATGCTACAAGCCCAAGAGGAACTGTAAGTGCAGCAACAATTAGTGGTGCAGCAGGTGATAGAACTGTTTCAGCAACAGTAACAAGTGGTCAAACATTATTGGCAGGTGACTACATTCAGCTTGGCACAGGAAGCGATAGCACCTTACATAAGGTCGTAGCGGACTTCACAGGCACAGGGAGCGCAGCAAACCTTGAAATATTCCCTGCACTAAGGAAAACACGCTCTAGTGTCTCAGCAGACCTTACAAGCGCATCTGGACTATTTAGGTTAAATAGCAATGAAACATCATGGAACGCAGATGATGTTAGCACTTATGGAATTACATTTGGGGCGGTAGAAGTTGTATGAGCCGAAATATAAATTCAAATATAGTTTCAGCTTTATCAAATCCTGAAATAGAACCATTCTATGCAGTCAAAATGGCATTTCCAACAGCTTCTATTTTTTTGTGGACAGGATATGGCGATAAGACAATAAACAGCGAAACTTATATTGGTTCTGGAAATCTTCTTTCAATTGATGGATTAGAAGAAGCAGGGGATTTATCTGCTAAAGGAACTGATATTGTTTTAAATGGTATTGATAACACAATATTAACTTATGCTTTGACAGAAGATTATCAGGGAAGAGAAGTTTTTATTTATTGGGGAGTTTCGGGAGTTAGTGAAGTAGTAGAGCTTTATTCTGGTTATATGGATCAAATGACTATTGTAGATAAAGGTGATACTTCTACAATTAAGTTATCAGTAGAAAGCAAGCTTATTGCTTTAGAGCGCCCAAACATAAGAAGATATACAGAAGGTGGTCATTCCTCAGTCATAGCAACAGAGGGATATTCTGCGAATAATGATAGTTTTTTTAGATGGGTAGCTAAATTACAAGATGTTCAAGTTCCTTGGGGTCGAGAGACGGAGACAGGTAATGAAACATCCTAATTTAGATATTCTAAATGATTATATATTAGAGGTAAAAAATAAACCTTTTCAGTGGTTTACACATGATTGTTTAACTTTTACCAATAATGCTTTTAAAAAAATGTATGGTAAAGGGTGGGCTGATGATTGGCTATCAAAGTATCATAAAGATGGTGAGCCATTCAAAAGAGATGATTTACGAAAAATATTTAACGCTCATACAATAGAAGAAGCAATTGATCAAAAATTGCAGAGAATTGATTATGTGCCACCGAAAGGGGCTTTGGTTTTAACTGATCAAGCAAGACATTGGGTCATTGGAAAAGCAATGGGAATTGCAGTGGGTAATGATGCAATATTTGTTTCTGATTACGGTTTAAATGCAATGCCAATTGAACACATTACAGATGCGTGGGTAAATCCATGAAATATCAATTAGGCGATTTTACAGTAAAATATTGGAATAGTTGGGAAAGAGTTCCGCGTTCTCCTACGCAAATAGGTTTTGCTATTATGGGGCAACTTGGAATTATGGTAAGTTCTACAGTCGCTTTTTATGTTGGTTTAGCAGCCGTTGTTGCAGTTTCTTGGATAGCTAAATCACTAATGCCAAAGTTTGACTCAGATGCTTTTGGAACATCTGGTGGTCTTATGACCAATACAAGGACAGCAACCGCACCTCAAGAAATAGTATATGGGACAATTCGTAAGGGCGGCATAATAACCTATTTAGAGTCAAATGGGAATACAAATGAATATTTACATCAAATAATTTGTTTAGCAGGTCATGAAGTCAATAATATTGGCAATATCTATATAAATGATGAAGTCGTAGCGTTAGATGCTAGTGGCAATGTAACAACAGCAAAATTTAAAGATAATGATAATAATCCAACAATTTTAATTAAAAAATTTACTGGTGCAGCAAATCAAAATGTTTACACAACATTAAATGCACTTTCTGATGGTCCTAGTTGGGCAAATGGTGCTTCTGGTGATGATACAAACTTTCGCGGTCAGGGAATAGCTTGTATTTATATAAGGCTTAAATATAACCAAGATGTTTTTCCAAATGGCGTTCCCTTATTTACGGCTTTAGTTCAAGGTAAAAAAGTATTTGATCCAAGAAATTCATCTACAGCTTTTTCTGCAAATGCAGCATTATGTATAAGAGATTATTTAACTTCTAAATATGGATTGAATAATGGCACAGCTATCAACGACACCGTATTCTCTACTGCTGCAAATACTTGTGATGAAACTGTTTCTCTTAGCGCAGGTGGGACAGAAAAAAGATACGAAATAAATGGAGTTTTATCTTTAGATAGGCAACCAAAAGATATTTTAGGAGATATGGTTGCGGCTTGTGCAGCTACACTTTTTTGGGGTCAAGGAGAATGGCAGCTTAAAGTTGGGGAATATACAACACCAGTTAAAACATTGACACTTTCTGATTTTAGAAGCGATGTTACAATTGATACCAAACATTCTAGGCGAGATAATTTTAATATTGTTAGAGGTACATTTAACGATAGTAGAAGTGATTATATCAGGGCTGATTATCCAGAAATAAAAAGCACAGCATTTATTGCCGATGATGCAGGGGTAGAAAACGCATTAGATTTTGGACTGCCATTAACAACATCATTTACAATGGCTCAAAGACTAGCAAAGCTTACGTTATTTAGAGCTAGAGAACAAATGACGATAAGTGCCGATTTTAGCTTGGCGGCTTTAGAGGTGCAAGTTGGCGATATTATTGGGATTACTAATCCTAGATATGGATTTAATGCAAAAGATTTTGAGGTTCTTGGTTGGAAATTTAGCAACGATTCAAGCGGTGGAGAATTAAAAGTTTCTTTAAATTTAAGAGAAACATCTTCATCTGCGTTTTCATGGTCGGCTGAAGAGGCTGATTTAAAAGCAAACGATAGCACTCTTACTGATTTGAGAGCAGGTCTAAGTCCATCAAGTGTAACAGTTACTGATATTGGAACAGTTCAAAATGATGGTTCTTTTGTTTCTCAAGTAAGGGTATCATGGACTGCGGCTGCAAGTGAATTTATAAATCATTATGAAGTTCAATACAAAAAAGTAAGTGATAGCAATTATTTTAGCACTGAAGTTGCAAAAGAATTAACTGCTGTAAATATTGGCTCTTTGGAAAGCGGAGTGCAATATAATTTCAGAGTAAGGGCTGTTTCTGTTAAGGGCAATAAAGGTTCATTTGTTGCTGCATCTGCACATACAGTTGGGGGAGATACCACAGCACCCTCTCCTGTCACTTCTCTTACTGCTACTGGTGGGGCAAAGCTTATAACCTTAGATTGGACTGCCCCTACAACTCAGGTAGGTGGTGGGGCTTTATATGACCTCAAGGGCTATAATATATTTAGAGCTACAACAAACTCTCAACCAACAAATCCAATTGCTTTTGCTTTGGCAGATAAATTTACTGACACGGCATTAGCGGTAAATACTCAATATTATTATTGGGTTGAAGCGGTTGATTTCTCAGGAAATGAAAGCACAGCGGTTTCTGCAAATGCGACTACAGATGCTTCATCAGGGGGTGCAGATACAGATACAAGTGTTTATTCGGGAATTTTATATTATTCAACTTTGCAAGCAACTGCACCAAGCGCACCAACAAATAACACAGGAACTTTTAGTGTAACAAACGCTTCATTTAGCACACCGCCATCAGGATGGTCTCATAGCCAAACTACTGTAAGCAATACAAGTTTTGTAGAAAAAGAATGGACTGTTCCATATACTGTTGAGGCAGATGTAAGCGGTACTGTTACTTCTATAAAATACGGCACGGCTAATGGTGCTTTTCAAATTACTGATACGATTGAAAGTTCTAATTTCTCTACTGGATCAGCAGGTTGGCAAATTAAGAATGATGGGACAGTTGAGTTCGGTGCGGCTGCAATTAGAGATACATTAACAGTAGGACAAATTCCTAATCTATCACAAGGCAAGATTACAAACTTAGGAACAGATTTAACGGCTGTAACAAATACAGCTAATACCGCTAGTTCAACCGCTACAACGGCAAATAATACAGCTAATTCTGCAAGTAGTGCCGCAAGTACTGCTCAATCAACCGCTGATGGTGCTGTAAATGATGCAGCAACCGCGCAATCAACAGCAAATACTGCAAACACAAATGCAACTACTGCTTTAAATACGGCTAATTCCGCTGCTTCAGCAGCTAACTCTGCAAATACAACTGCACTAGGAAAAGCAACAGTATTCTATCAAAATGGTTTCCCATCGTCAGGGGTAACAAACGGAGATTTATTATTTCATACTGGTAATCAAAAATATTATCATAGATCAGGAAACCAATGGGTTCAGGCGTCAATTGAAGCGGATACTATTGTTTCTTCTTATGTTTACGCAGGTACTATAAGTGCAAGTAATATATCAGGTGGTACAATTTCTGCTTCTGTATTTCAAGGGTCAGGGATTGCTACCGCAAATACTCAAGCTGTAAATTATACTTATAGCGGAAGCTCATATCAATATAATACTGTAATAGCTTCGTTAACTGCGACAGGATTAACTAGCGGATCAAAAGTTATTGCAGGTTTTTCTGGGTTGGCGTTTGCCACAAGTAATACTGATAATAACCCTGCTACTATAAGTCCTGATATAAGTATTGCAGGAACTAATAGAGATTATGGAAGCATGGGGCAAAACCTATCAACTTCAAACTCTCGCCAATTACACGGAATAAGGGCATTTAGTCTTAGTGGGACTTCAGTAACTGTTTCGGTAAGCGTTACTCAGTCTAGGCGTTATAATCTTAAAGGTGATTTATTTGTTTTGAGTAATATAGCATGAGTTATTTTGTTTATTTAAATGATGGTGGTTGGATTGTTTCTAAGTTTGAACAAGAAACAGATGCTGATAATCTAGTTGCTGCAAATGATGATGGTGTCATGTCAAAGATAGCTACACCAAGCGATCACGACACAGTAAATTATTTAAATTATATAGATGGTAATTTTGTTGCTGAGACAGCAGATGATATTTTAGCGGAAAATTTAATAGATTTTAGAATAAATCGTAATAAAATGCTTTCTGATAGTGATTGGACTCAAATGGTTGATAGTCCTCTTTCAGATAGCAAAAAAACAGAAT